CCATCCAGCCAAAAGAGCCAAATATACATGCAAACAAAAGCATTTCAATACCATCGTGTGTAAGATAGTAATACTTTACTTTATTCCATAATTTTTTCATTGTAAAAACTCCGATAAATCCGAGTCTGCTTTTACCGAGCGTTTGCGTTTCTTTTCTTCCTTTGCAAATTCTTTGACTTCTGTATCTACATTACGTACTTTTTCAATACGATCACGTAATGTATCTACAAATGCACCAACAACCTGCTGTGACATGCCATCACCAAGATCGTTGTCAACAAAGTTCTCGATACCTGATTTTGTAAGATACTTAAATTTTATTTCTTGTTGCTTTTTCTCTTTTGCAATACGCCGAAGAAATGCATACCAAGTAATTTGCGTAAAATAAGCAAAAGCGTTTGGTTTGCCTGTACGAGTAGCAGCTTCGAGATTATAATTCTCAATAGCCTTCAAACAATTTTCAACTGCATCCATGACCATCTCTTCGCGATATGTGTAGCGAATAAAATTGGATTTGTGAGACAAACCCTCAGCGATTCGTAAGAAACAGCTGGCAATATAGTCTGGTACGATGGGAAGTTCTACTTCTTTTTTCTTGGCTTCTCGTACGGTTGTTACATAGTCAACAACGGCTTGTGAGAACTCGGCATTATTTACGTAATGTATGCTTGCGCGTTTTGTTCGTGCCATGTCGCTTCCTTTCATTATGTAGTAATTATATACTAATCAGTCGTATTTGTACATAGTATAATTTTATATTTAGAGGAAAATATAAGTGTGTACTTTTCTGCCAAACATGTTATAATAAACTATAAAGTTTTCCGGGAGGCAGTATACTTATTCCCCGTCTAGGGTTTTGTATTGCCACTCATCAGTATGTCCAACTGACCATTTGGGTTCGGTCTCTACACGATAGTTTTGTGTACATACTTTAAAATCCGGTTGTTTTAATTCTGATGGAGTCAGACTTGAATCTCGGAATAATACTCTATTGTTAGGTTGAGCCGCAAATTGTCCATTATCCAATTGTATAATATTAAAGCTTTTATGTTCGGGGTCGTGTTCAGAAAAATTTATGTCTATTGTCGATTTGTCACGATGAGCATTGTCGATCGTAAACATATATTCGCCGGCGTGCATTTGCTTGTCTTTTCCGAAAAACTCACACCGACTTAGTATTGGTTTCTCTGTAACTGTTAGGTCGTAATCAAAGCAATCCCAAAGCTGCAAAACATCAAGAGGAAGATCACCATGATCTGTTTTCCAAACGAACGCTGACAAAGGAAGCTTGTCATATAGAGCTCCATATTCTGTAAGAAGTGTTTCAAAGTAAAGCGCCTTATATTGTGTTGATTTTACTGAGATCCAAATTCCGGGCGTCAATTCTCCGTGACCATGTTCAAGATCGTAGAGATATTCTTTACGCACAAATACGTTCTCGGGTGGTAATGGATGAATTAAAAATGCCATTAGTGCATCGTGCCTTTCGGTTTAAATTGTATGATATTAGATATATCAGAGTCATCAGCAATTTCGTCATACTTAGCTTGAAGAAAGTCATTCATTTCATCTTCTGATAATTCTTTTAGCTTTTCTTCTATTTCTTGAAGAGTAAGACCAGCTTTTTTAACTTTGTTATATTTATCAGCATCTGCAAGTGCAGCAGCATAATGTAACATGACTGTTTCTGACGGTGTTGATTCACCTACAATATGCACAGAATTCAGAGCAACAAGATCTGTGGTGTCATCTTGAAATGACATCCATGGTTTCAATGTATAATATCTTACGTTATCTTCAAGATCGTCAGTTGTTACAATTTTCATAGCTCTACGAATAATAACATCTGCAGTAGAATCCTCATCGCCATTTGCTACAAGTTCACATACCATTTCTTCACCGTTGGTAAGCTTAAATTGTTTATAATCACTCATGACTTTATCTCGAGTTGAACTGTACTGTAATCGAATTGCTCTTTTTGGTACATCTTAAGCCTTTCAAAGGAATGGAGTAGCGAATAGTTTTTTCTCTTTTCCCAACTAATATCATCTGATATATCGTACAATGTAGTTGGCTCGTTATTATCTGACTTTCTTAATCCTCGTCCAATGCTCTGAAGAACTCTGATTTGGCTTTTCGAAGGTGAAGCAAAGATAATGTTGTGTAAATTCCTAATATTAATACCGGTACTAAAAGTACCCAAAGATGCGACAATGATAGCATTTTTCTGTTTCTCTACAATGGCTCTAATTGCTTCTCTGTCTGTTGCTGATACATCTCCACTTACAAAGAATACTTTTCTATTTTCATCTACTTTATTATCTATAAGTTCATAAATAGGCTTTCCATGCTTTTCAACATAATTATAGAGTATAAGTGTATTGCCTTTTAAGTCAAGAGCAAGGTTTCGAATAAAATTATTTCTATGTCCATTGCTTACAATAAAATCTATTTCTTCTTGGTAAGTTCTTTTACCAAATTCTTTACGTACTTTTCTATCGTATTGTAAGACAATTCTCTTAATCCGTAGCTGTGCAAGTGTATCGTTGTCTTGTAATGATTTTGTAGTGGTGACGCGATATATTTTACCGAATAATCCTTGGAGTACGAGTTCATGTGTTTGAGCTCCATCTAATGTACCTGTTGTTCCGAATCTGTATTCAGCTTCAGATGCTTTGTTCATAATTGACATAAGAGATTTTGATTTAAATCCATGACACTCATCGCCAATTACCATACCAAATTGTGCAAACCAATCTCGAGGTAATTTGTATATTGATTGCCATGTACTAATACAAATTGCTGCTTCAAATGTTTTATCTTTACCAGAATAGATTCTATGCATGGCTTTTTCAGGACATCCATAGTCTATGAAATCTTTATACATTTGTTCTACAAGAGATGTTGTAGGTACAATGATAAGTACTCTACCACTCTGCGGATATCTGTAACCTGTCGTTAATCTCTGTATCCAATATCTTGCTAACACATAAATGATAAGAGATTTACCAGACCCTGTAGGAGAAAGAAGAACGCCACGCTTACGATGAATACCGTTTGATACTGCATCAAACTGATAATCTCTTATCTCGTATGGTAATTCTAATGTCTTAATAAAGTCATATAGATCTTTAACATCTATTTTGTTATAATCATCAGGCTTGCCATACTTTGATTCATCACACACAACTTCATATGCACGACGCTCCGCGAATTCTAATAAATGTGGATAAAGACCGGCAGGTAATTCACCTGACATCACTGTAAACAATCGAATCTTTCCATCCCACATTCGATTCCGAAATGCTGGCATGAATTTATAACCAGGAACATAGAACGAGAAAAACTCGTTTAATTCCTGAGCAGTGCCACTATCACATTGAATGTGAAGATTAGCATGATTTAGTTTCCTGACTCGAATTGTTTCCATTTGATTATATTTGAAATCGTCTGATGACGCCAATTAATATTATTAATAATGTCTGTTAGTGTATCTATAACCGTCTTATAATACTGTATTTTTTCCTCAGACTTCTGTATCTCAGGATCACTATCATAATAATATTCCATCTCGCCTTTCAATATCTTTAATCCATTGAAAGGATCTGGGTCCCAACCTTTTTCTAATATTTCTTCATGTGACATCTTACCATTATACCAAAGCCACTTATCTTTCAACAAAGTTTTTTGTTGAAACTCTGCGCGCTTTAGTTGCAGTTTAAATGTCGAGAGAAGTTCTAGATACTTGGCATGCAAGAGAGGTTGTTCTCGAGATGACTCATCAAGTTTATTTGAATTAATCTCACAGTCTTTCGACCACATTTCATGTATAGCTTTCAAATCAATCATAATATAATTATAACATAGTTATTTCAAAAAGTAAACTGTTTATTACACCTTAGGATACTGTATTTTTATTTCTGCTACTTTTGCACGCCAATTTGCTTCATCATCGTATATCATATGAAGTTGATCTTGCCAACTGCCTAACACTTCCATATAAGCAGTTTGTCTTTTTGCAATTATAATTTG